ATTGCTAGTCCTCCCAGTTTTCGTCTTTGACTGCATCAAGCACAGTTTTATAGACAGATCCATAGGCAATGAAGTCTTTGATACTGTCGTAATGATCTGGGGTTTCACTAAGCCTAGAAACCTTGACAAGTGCCATACATAATGCAGCTTGGTGAGGTGTAACTGGGAAGTCGAGATAAGCAGACCATAAGCCCGCAATTCGTTTGTGATTGTAGAATGGATGACCATAGACGCTTCCGCGCTGCTGGATCGTAGTAATGACCTCATCAAATAACTGCTCAGTATTTGTCGGCATTATTTTTGTTTTCCATCATCCTGCGGTGCATATCCCAGCCGTCTTTACGACCGCGCCAATAATGCGTTTGCTTTGCGCTTTCATGTATTCCATAAGCCCAGATAATTGCAACCATTGATGCAACCCATACTAGACCAGCTTCTTTTAGCGTCATTTTGTTGCCCACTCCCTGATTATTTTAGGCATCGCAACAGGATTTCTGTTATCGATTATTTTATAGGTTGCGCCTGACGGATGCACAGATGGTGCAGCAGCAACATAACCTTTCCATTTAATGTCAATTCCATCAATCAATTTACCTTTGAATACATCAGACTTGTTAGCTGTGTAATAAAGGTGCAAGCCATCACCAGTTTGGACTGTGTAAGTTGGCTCAAACTCAGGCAGTAATTCGCCTCCGTTGCGGTAATCAATATCAAAAACAACTAGACCTGATTGATAACAGGCTATGCCAATGTTAATTTTCTGATCATAATCAAACCAGAAGTTAATAAGTTTCTGGTCAGTTGTAGCTGATAAATAAGCCCTTTGAGCCAAGTCAAAGTGCGGATCTTTCTTGCGTGGCAATAATGGCAAAACTGCCCATCCTCGCTCCGCGTATTCTAAAGCTGTATCTCTACTGCCTAGATCTAGTTTCATCTCGCTCCCTACATATCCACACACCCTGTGCAGATACATAAAGGATGACCTAAATCAAGTTAATTATCTACCTGAGTGTCGGCGTGTTTTATAACAATTAGATAAAGCCAAGAGCCTCAATTGCATCGATATGATCATCAATCGTGCGTGGCTGATAATCTGTTTCACACTCCATAGGACTTTCCAAGAGCTGTAAATGATCCGTCCTTGTTGATTGGAATAAGCGTAGGGGTCATGTTTTTGCCATTCCATTCGAGGATAGCGATACCCATCTGCCAATTGGCCACAGTTCGCGTATAAGAGGCTTTAGCCTTATTCATAAGATTACCTACCTCAATGCCATAAAGGGGTCTGTAATGGCCTCCTATGCCCTCAGAATAGGCACTCATGCCCAGTCTATGAGTATGCCCAATAACGCAGGATTTGCCAGTCTTACGGGCTAAATTCAATGCAGTCATTCCAGCGTTAGGATTTGAATTGCCTTCATCGCCATGAGCTAAAATCCAGCCCTTTTCAAATTCGTAAAATGTCTTATGAAAGGTTATGCCTAAACTGTCAAAATCCATAAACTTGGCGTATTGCAACTCAGGTAATGACAGCATGCCCGGAACTTTTAGAAGTGTGTTGTAAAGCCTGTCAGTATGGTTTGATCTAACAATGTGCGCTTCTTTAGCGTTTTCGGTTAATGACCAAAGGATCTCTTGAGTAGCTGTTCGATCTTGATCAAGGGTCTGCTGATAAGCCAAAGGTGTTTTCTCAGCCCATCGAGAAATGGTTTGAAAGTCAATCTCATCGCCAACGCATAGAACGCTATCAAACTTTTCACGCCTTGCCAGTTTAATGACATTTTTGACAGCTGCTTCATGGTGGTAAGGAATTTGCAAATCACTTATTACTAAGTAACGCTTAATCATCATCCTCTTCGTCAGTTGGATCTATGGAAGGAATAATCCCGCCATCGCCTACGATCCAATCAGGGAAAGTCTTATGTTCAGTCATAAGCCAAAAAGCGTGTTCAGGCGTAAATCCTGCTTTTCTGGCTGCTTTGTAGCATTCGTGAAGAGCCATGTAATGTTGATCGATTTTTGTTAATGGCTCAGGAGATTGGCGAACGACGCGACGATTGATCTTTTTGCGTTTGATAGGTTTTCGTGTGTTCGCCATAATTAAAATTATGACTTACTGATTAGGACAAAGAGATCATCGACACGCTTCTCAAGTCGATTTATTTGATCCTTTATTGATGAGCCACCATTCGGTTTTAATTCAGTTAAATAGGATTTAATAACCCAACGCAGAGCCAGCAATAAACTGCTTGCGATTGCGCAACCACCAACGGCTAACGCGACCCAATCGTTTGGCGTCATTTCGCATCGATACCATAATCAACTTCTTTACCAGAAGTAGGATCAATGGCTTTAATTAGGGGAGCAATTAGCGCGCCAAGCATTACTGCATATTCAGGCTTGATATCTCCCACAATGGCTAAAGCCACAGTTATTCCAGAAGCTGCAACAGCTCTTAAATATGACTTAATTGCTGCTTTGTGTTTCTTGGTTAGTTTCATTATTTGCCTCCTAGTAGTGGGATGTTAAAGAAATCGCCTTTTTGATTTGGTTTGAATGAGATATGCAAATGCTTATGATGGGGATTTATGCCGCGATACTTCACAAACTTCCAAAATGATTTAGCACTAGCAATTTTGCCGGCATGGATTACATACAGAATACGCTTATCTGTTTTTGCTGCCTGTCTAATTTGATCTGCCAAATCGAAACTAACTCCTTCTTGGTCAGAAAGGCGAGCGTCAATGTCGATGGCGCATACTTCACCCTGTTCGTTTGGGTTATGCTGACTGACTCTGGATGAATGACGAGCATCACCAATCCACCCATCGCTGGCACGCTTGCGATCAGGGAAGCAGTCATCTGTTTGTTCTCTTAACTGAACAGCAGCTTTAGATAACCAAGCCTTCATTAGCCAAGTATCGTTTTAAGTTCATCAGCAGTTAAACCAATGCGATCAAGGATTGCAGATTTGGCAGCAGCCTTTTTTTCTGCTTCGGCTTTTTTAATTTTTACCAAATCTTTTACTGCCTTTTCAATTTCTGCTTTTGATGGCATAGGTCTTTCATCTAACCAAGTTAATCCATCTAAATCATGTCCAACCAAGACCAATTCAGGATTTGGAACTAAATAAGCAATTGCCTCAGCAATTTCTGTGTTTGTCATTATGCACCAATTTCTAATAGAGTAATGGTTGAAATAGAATCTGCATATTGTATTCTTACATTTGTTCCATTAAAGAAATTTTTAAATTGAGTTTTATATGTTGTTGCAGAAGTTGTTGCTGGACTATCTAGATATGAAGTTGAAACTGATCCAACAGCACTTTCAATCGTTGTATTCGTAAAACCTGCTTTTTTCTCAAATACCAAAATACTTGATCCATTTCTTAATAACTGCAAACCCATTGAGTTTGTTGCGTTATCGTATGCTTTATAGACTCCAGTGTGATTTACTAAAACAAGAATTTTGCTTGTTGCTGATGATGGGGTAATTGTTGCTGTTAATCCTGTATCCGTAAAAGTGCTGCTCAATAATAAAACCTCTGTTCCATATTGTGCATTAACTACCTGTAAAACTTTTCCGCCACCAGCAGGGGCAGCCCAAGTTGGCACGCCACCAGCAACAGTTAAAACATTTCCAGTTGATCCAATTCCAAGTCTTGTGTTTGTATTAGCTGTGGATGAACGATATTCAATATCGCCAAGAGTTGTAGATGGGTTTAATGCTTTTGTGGTTGTATCAACAGATGAACCAAGTGTGCGAATAGCAGATGCGCCATCCTTGACCAGCGCGGTGTCATCTGGTGTTGTCCAGCCATAGTTAGTAGTGGTTGCCATATTGTCCTATTCTTAGGATACGATTGTAGCGTATTCCCATGTCAAAGTTGTGGATAAGGTGTTCCAAGCCTCACCAACAGGCACAGTATTCCATCGCATTGCGACTTGACTGAACGCAACTGGTGAAAGATTTATTGTTAGAAATAGTTCATTGAATCTAGTGCTCCAACGCCAGCCTTCAACATAACCTTCAAACTCACCAGCTGAAATCTGGGTAGGTAGGTTTTGAATGTTCAATGGCTGACCCATAAAGATCCCAAGCAAGTTATCCCGATCTGAGTTATCAATTTCAGGATTTGTCAATGGGAAAGTGATGCTTTGAAATGCTGGTAATGGGAAGGCTCTTTGGGCAATATAACGATCTGCCACAGCTTGAGCATCTATTGCTGAATGAATTGTCGAATTAATACTTTCACCTTTGTAACCATAAAGTGCAATTGATGATGCTGATGATGCAGTTTTTTCTTGGCTAAAATTTGAGCCATAATTGATAATAATGTCATTTCGAATATCACCTGATCTAGTGATGGTTGATAAACCTGAACCTAAAGCATGATTGGCATCAAGATCAACATAACCATTGGCTAACAGATAAGTTTGGCGATGATCTGCGTCTGCATAACCAATATTGCCTGCACTGTCCTCATACAAATATCCAAAGGCTGAATTGGCTATAAGGCTTGCAATGTTGTAAATAGTGTCTGGGGCTTCCGTTCCACTTCGATTTTGCATTGTGTAAAGACCAGGCTGATCAATTTCGCCAAGTCCTTGATTTCCAGCAGTAGCCCAAGTTTCAGTTGCAGAATACGTTGCCCAAGTTGATGCTGCTGGAACATCATTCCAAGATGCCAGTAATACGCTTGAAAGAATTCCGTATATTTGATTGCCATCTTCATCTTGGGAAACTGCATCAGAATATAATTCTCTTGCTAACTTAACCAAAGATCCCATTGCCAAAATTGTGTAATTAGCAACCTTTGCTATATTTCCAAATGCTCCAACTTCAACAGTTAGATCAGTAATATCTCCACCAAAGAGATTGACATAAGTTCCTGAACTATTTTTAACTTGTAAAGCAAAACTATCGTTGATTGCAAAAGGTAAGGTTTGACCAGATAAAGCCACCAAAGTAACTTGCATATAAGATGGGGATGGCTGTGTATAAATATCAGTCCGACCAGCCTGATGTTGAATATCGCTGATTGCTATGTTTGTATAATCAGTTCCACCAACAGTCAATTTCCATTCAGGAGTAAAGACAGTCATTAATCGCCTCGAACGCTTCTGCCACTCAATGCTGGAATTGATCTTGCTGCGCTTTCGTTAATTACCTTAGCAACTGCTCTAGCTGCGCTCTCGCTGTCTAATGATTGAACTGTGATGTTATTTGTAACAGTTGGAGCAACTCCTCCTCCACGATATCCTGGTTGTGGTGGAGCGATATCTGTGGTTTGACCAAAATCAGTTGCCAAACCAACACCTAAACCAACACCTGCCAAAGCAACTGCGCCTGCACCAATAGACACTCCACCAGTTGCAAGAGCGGTTGCAGTAGCAGCAAGGGCAGCTGAATTTCTAAGAGCCACCATTGCGCCAACCAATACTTCAACAGCTGCAACAAATGCAAGCACTTTATTAACTACAAATACTGTTGCAATAATACCAGCCAATATAATTAATTCATCTTTGATGCTGATAATAAATCCAATGACGGAAATTAATTGCTGACCAAATTTATAAGCACCTTCTGTTGCATTTGTTATGCCTGCAACTACTCCATCCTCACCAGTTAATCCGGCAGCAAAGGCTTGCACATTGGGAACAACAGTTGCCAAAATATAATCTGCCAATTGCTTAACGATTGGTAATAAAGCAGTTCCAATCTTTTCTTTAGTTTCATCAAGGGCGATGGTTAATTGCTTGAATTTAAACTCAGCATTGGTTGCCTCATTGTCAATAAAACCTTTGTAGGTTCCCTTGAGCATCTGCATGATTTCCTCATGAGATTTTGTTTTAAGGGTAGTTGCATCTATACCAACACCTAATTTGCCAAGTGCTGTGTTTGATCCATCAAATGATTTTGCAAGCGCATTTGTAACAGTTTCTAATGGCTTACCAGTTGCGGTGGCAATTTCTTGAGATAATGACAATAATTCTTGGGCTTTGGTAACATCATTAGTTGATCGAATAAGTCTGGCAAATGCTGGTCTTAAAACTTCATCGGTTGTAGCTGTGGCAATGGATTGTTTTGTAATATAAGTATCGATTGCTGCTATCTGATCCTCTGTGGCTTTAGTGCTGGAGCGAATAGTTTGCTCTAAGGTCTTACGGCTTTTCTCATCCTCAGCTGCTGCACGAACTGCTGATACTGCAAATGCTGTGGCTGCTGCTCCTACGGCTGCAAATGCTAATGCTGCCTTCTTGCCAAATTCGGCTATATTGTCAGCTGATTTATTTACAACCTTTTCAGCATCATCTAAACCTTTTTTAAGATTATCAATATCGGCAGCTAAAGCAAGGGTTAATGTTCTACTTGCCATCATTGAACTCTTTTCTAATGTCTAAAATTATATCTTCAAATTCCTTAATTATAGTTGGTTGCAAATGTCTAATTGTTGGATAAATAAACCAACCTCTTGATCCCGGGCCTTTTGGCATTGGGCCAGACCATCTTGGAAATTGTGGATATTTACCTGAACCAAATTCAGCTGCTGCACCAATACCTTTACGATTACCTTTTGGGTCATTTCGAGTATTAAATTGAGTTGTTGCACCACCAGAAAATCTTTGTGAAGCAAAACCAAAAGATATTTCACCAAGTAATGAGGATTTCTTTACCTTACCGCCTTGAGCGACACGATCAGCAACCTTGCCTCTTGATGAAGCAACACGACGAATTTCGGTCAATTCCCTTTGTGCTAATTCGCCAACTCTGCGTCTAGTTTCCTCAGTAGCAATATCGCTCATATTTCTCATGACTTTAGCAAACTGCATAAGCTCTTTTTTGTCATAAACTATTAGAGGTTCGGTGCTAGTTGCCATTCCGTTCCTCCAATATCTCGATCGCTGTTAAAACATCCTCGCCATCAACCCATTCACTCATTGGAATTTGAGTGGCTATTGCCAACTCAACCAATAATCTACTTAGGCTTCCTGCTGGGTGGCTTTTGGGTTTGCATCACCGACAATGACATCGCCAACTGTTTCCATCCAAGCCTCAAATGGTTTAACTGGTTTTCCAGCAGCTTCGCGCTTGTGAGCGTTGTATGCTAAAAACATCAGATCCCACATGCCAAGTTTTTCTTTTGCTTGGCTTATGGTGTTGCCAGTTGATTTCTCCCACTTAGCCCACTCAGGCGGTTGGGCAATATAGGTTGCTTGCTCGCCTGAGTTATATTCAATTGTGATTGGTAACTTCATTTTTTGCTCCCGTTTCTATTTTTTAACTAAATGTTTCGGTTACATTTCCATTGGTGACTGTGAAAGTAAATGAAACAGTTTGTGCATCTACGCCTGATCCTCCAGCTGTTGGAAATTCAGGTTTGATTGGAAATACAAATTGTGCGCCAGTTGCAGTTGTAAGTGTAATGTTGATATCTGTGTCTGGTGCGCTTTCTGCTGCTGCCCAAATAGCCTCGCAAACAGAACTTGTCTTACCCCAGTCGGCTAACATATCCAATTGGAAAGTTCCGCTGGTGAAAGTGGTTTTGTAAGCAATTCCGTCAAGTGTTTGATATGACTGACGCTCATTGATTTTTGTCAAAACTGCATTGGTTGCTTGTGCTTCGATGTCTGTTCCACCTGTGAAAGACAACGAAATATCGCGACCTGTGATTACTGTGGTTGCCATGATTTCTCCTTAGACTGTGCGTGTGTAGTAGGTAGATACTCGAACATCTGCAATTAGCAAAGTCGATGCTCCGACTGTGGTGACTGTTGGTCTTTCGACCGAGCTGACAATATATCCACCAGGAATTACTGCCAGAACGCTTATAATCAATTGCTCGATATTGTCGAGCGATGCAGGGTTGCTGTTGTATGCAACTGCAACTGAAATAGTAAAATTAACTTTTGCTCTGATATTGCTTTTGTTTATTGTTTCAAATTCCAAATATGGGCTGTCTGGAACGACAACTACTGCTGGCGGAATAACTGTTTCTGGAACATAAGCATAAACATTACCTGCAACACTTGCTAAAGCTGTGGCTAAAGGTGTGCGAACTTGTTCAAGAATTGTTTGGTTAGCCACTATTGAGCCATGCTTTCGGTGTCAATATAACTGCCTAATAACCCAACGCATTTGTTGAATAAACTTCTACCCATGCGGAAAGGCGTGCTGGTAAAATCTACTCCTTCGATTTGTCCTCCACCTGCAAGTCTTGCTTGGAAAACTTCGACTGAAACTGTATAGACGGCTGATTGAACAGCTGCATTTCCAACATAAGTTGATCCGCCAGAAAGGGCAGCAATTCCGGATGGGATGACATTAGTCGCGAGTAAATCGGCATTAGTGATGGATTGTGAAAAGGTATATTGTCCAAGATTATCTGCCAGCACAACTCTTGTTCCGTTGTAAGGTGATCCGCATCCTGTGATGACGACTGATTGTCCTTCGGTGAATTCATGAATCCCTAGTGTAGTGAAAGTGGCGACATTATTTGTCAGCTCTACTTTTTGAATTGGTGCTTTGAATGTAACTAGCATTGGCAGAATAACAGTTTCTGCGGTATCGATAATTTGGTTTAAGTAAGCATCAGAATATAAGGATGATGACACACCAAGCACAGATCTCAACTCTGAAGCTGTAATTATGGTTGGCATGTCATCTCCTTATTACTCCCATTTATAGCTGCCTACCAGCGGGAGCACCAGTAGGCATTAAGGGCAATTAAGCCTTGTTGAAGCGACGGATACCGCCTGCAACCTTGGTTGCAATTGCGTAGTATCCATAAACTGCTACTTGTAGGCGGCCATTAGCGAATGCCTGAACTTGTAGAGTTGTCTTTGGTGCTTCGTAGAATGTGATTGCATCTGGATTAACCAAAAGCATTGTGTCATCAGCTGTTCCTGAACCAATAAATGGATCAACATATAGGTTTGTGCCTAATACTGAGCCAACTACTGATGAAGGTGAAGCGATACCTGAGTTGTTGCTTGGATTAGCAGCAGCATAAATTGGACGCTTTGTTGTATCTTGCGCAGCAAGCATTACTGACCACCATGAGCTGTTTGTGATCAAGTTAGTTGCAAATCCGCCAGTTGCAGCATAAGCAGCAGCAGCCTCAGTTGCAATGTAAGCCTGTAAGCCATCAGCATCAGCTGTGGTTGCAGTTCCAACTGTTCCATCTGTAAACATTTGAGTGAATACAGCGGTGTCAGTTGCTTTTGCATAAGCATTGTTTAATTGACGAATTAATTCATCATAGAAAACTGGTGATGATCGATCGATCAATTCCCAAGAAATGTTTTGAAGTCCAGCAGCTTTCTTAACATCAACTGTAATATAGCCAGAAGCCATTTCAGTTCCGCCAAGTGCTTCGCCCTCAGTTGAGTTTCCATCAACTGTTGGTGCGGTTGTTAATTTAGGAATTGTGAATGACATTCCTGATGCTGGCAGAACACCGCGAGAAATTGCATCAACTGATGGGCGTGCGCCAATTGTTGTTGTAATAAACTCGTTTAGGTGTTGTGGAAGTGTTAGACCTGTGTTGGTTGTTGTGTCATCTGCGAACTTAACATAAGTGCGGCTCTCATCGTTGCCCATAGCGGCTTTGATTGAGTGCTCTAAGTAAGATCCAGCAGACACGATTGGTGAGCGTGGCTTCGCGTAAGCAACTGGTTGATTTGCTACTACTGCCACAGGCTCAGACTTTGCAGCTTCTACCGCTTCGGTTGCGATAGGAGCATCTGAAGTAATATCAGACACTTTGTCCTCCTGTGTTGTTGTATCCTCAGCGGTTGCTTCGGAATTCTCTGGTGTTGTTTCAGTCGCTACGACTTTTTCAACTCTTGCTGATGCAATTGCAGGATCAGACACCAAACTGACCTCAGCTAATGAACTTTTTGAAATAACCATTGCGCCTTCTTTGTTATCCCAAGCATCAACCATTACACCAACGGAAAATCCATCACGTAATCCAGTTGCTGCTTCCTCTAATGCATCATCAGCTGCAAAAGTTTTTGCTAACTTAAATGTGCCTTCTAAACCTTGATCGTTTGCAGTTATATCAATCAATTTACCAAGTGGTCGAGTTTTGTCATGTTCCAAAAGCAATTTGACTGGCTTTGAGAAATCAATACTGTCTTTTGCAAATATTGTTGCGCCTGCGCTGGTATTACCACGCTCATTCCAAGAAACAATTGTTCCAGAAATTGTTCGCTTGTTTGTATCGGCTGCGGTTATGGTTATTGGGAAGTTAATCTTCATTTGATTAAGTCCTCCTCCTCTTGGATTTGTTCGATGCTCATTGCACCGATGCGGTTTAGGATTTCATAAACTTGCGCTCTTTGTAATGCATCTCCACGCAAGAAATCATCAACGCTAAAACGGATCTCAGTTCCGTAAGGCGTAAAATCTGGCATTGTTAATCTTTGTTCAATTGCAGTAAGGATTGGTCGTAATGAGAAATCAATCAAAGCCTTTCTTTCATTTACGGAATTTGAATAGGTCATTGATGTTGTTTCTGCTGAAATAAAATAAGCCGGTATTCCTGCTGCTCTTGAAATTTCCAAAGCAACATATTGACGCGCTTCATTCAATTGAAGTTTTGCTGGATCAAATCCTAAAGCCGTTAATTCAACATTAGCATTCAAGAATGCGGTTGCTCTAGTTGATCTCGCGATTTTCCAACTTTCGAGAAGTTTTGAAATTCTCTCTGGTGTCAAATTAGTTCCATTTGATTTTAATACCATTGTTGGAACTGGTTCTTTTGCGTAAAGTTCAGCAGCCTTTTCTAATTCTAAAGCTGCACGGATCGTGCGACCTGCTCTTTGTAAAATTCCTTCATCTAATCCATCAAATCGGACAATAGATCCAATTCCTGATTGTGGTGTCATAATTCCATCTAATTCATAACCAATAATTTCGGTTGAATTATTATTTAATCTAGGAATGATTCTATTTGGTGCAACTCTTGTCCATTGGCGAACTCTTGCGCCATCTGAAACTGAGTAAGCATCTAAAACTAATCCATAACCTACGCCATAAAACAATATATCCTCAGCAAGCCAAGCATAAACAGCTGATCCAGTAATTCTTGCATCTGGTTGCCAAATTGCTTGAACTGGTTCAACATGTGCTCCAGTGAATTTGTTATAGCCTTCTAAAGGTAGTGATCCAACTGTTGAACAAATAATATTTCTTGCTCTCGCAAGTGCTGGAACTGACATAGCCATTTCGCGAGTTGCGGTTTGTTGTGAAAAGTAAATTCCACCTAAAGCCTGTTGAATATTATATGGAGCGTTAGCAGCGGCAACATCAACGCCATCTGTTGCGGTTTTTGTATTTACTTGAAAGCGGTCGAATAATCCCATTAGCACATAATATACCATATTTCCTAATTATCCGACTTGTATATCTATTTCCGTTTCTTGTTGTGTCGCAAAATAAGTTGCTAATGCCGAAGCGACAGCTGCACAAACTGCCACTCGACTTGCACGCCTTCCAATGATCCATGACCCATCCCCATAGGGCAGTTTCGCAGCGGAAAGTGTTTGTTGGGTCAGTTCATCCTGCCCTCCATGCTGTAATCGATGGGAATTGATTGCGCCCAGCCACCGATCACAACTTTCAGCATATATCGCCCCATCCATATCTGTAATGGGAATTCCAGCAGGAACTAGCCGACTCGCGACAGCTTGTGCAGTCCTCTTGGAATAAGCGATAGTCTGAACATTATATTTTCTAACATATGGAGCAATATCATTTGCAACCGCTAAATCATTGATTGAATAATCATTTGACCAAGTGTGCAGTAAAACCAAGTTAAACTTTTCGCCCGGAAGTTTTTGTGTGGCAACTAATGCGCCAAACTTTCTATCTGGACTTAAATCTAATCCAAACCAAGTTTCTTTCTCAGGATCTAAAGGTATTGGATCTGTCTGACATAATCCCCATTTTTGTGCATCAATAGCTGAGTTAATTGTATCGACCCATTGTGCCAAAACTTCAGTTCGAACAATATCTGGCGGATCATTGATAATGGCTTTTAAGTTATCTGGATGAATTGTTATTCCTAGCGATGGATTGGCTTGAGCAAATGCCTGCCAGTTCATTTCTCCTGACGGAAGGAGAATTGGGGCATCGGGTTCTGCACTCCACTCAAACCAACCAATCGGATCGTTGGTCGTAGCTGAAACCAACGCCCTCTCACGCAATTTGTTTAGGATTACCGAATGTTGATCTCCTGCTGATGAATAAATCCAAACCTGTGGGTTTTTAGCAGCCATCATGGAATAACGCATTGATGACCAGGCATCCTCGTCTTTATATTCTCTAAGTTCGTCTAAGTGAATTGTTTCGGGTTTGCTTAAACCTCTAGCCGCATTGTTTGCTGCCTTTACAACAAAGCGTCTATTGCCAAATAATTCTATTTCCTCCGCGCCATGTTGCCAGCGGATTTTCTTTACTTCCTTTTCCAACTTTGGATTGGCTTCCATAAGTGCAACTATCTGCCTAAAGGTTTCAAGGGAAGTTGTAAGTCGATGAGCAGACGCAAGCTGTAAGCCTTCACCCCAAACAAACATTCCAGTTAAGATCCGAAGCATCATCAAAGTTGATTTGCCCTGCTGGCGTGCCATGATCAATCCCAGTTCGGAATGCGCCCAGCGACCATCTGGTCTTACTTTATGACCATGAATGCAAACAAACTTTTGCCATTCCATAAGGTTGATGCCAAGTTCAGTAGCAAAGTCGATCATTTCTTGACCTTTTGATGGTAAATCATTAAGTTTAGAATGAATACGTGGTGTTTGCACACCTCCTAATCCCGAATAAACCTGATCGCTTAAGATCTCTCCAGTTTTAAGGTCTATCAAGCTGATCCAGTCGGTTCATGCCCAATTGAGGTGTTTTGTGGGTTAGAAAAGGAACG